TTTGTTTGCCAGGAACCCCGATTCATCAAACAACCCTCCTACCCAAGTTTACAGCGATTCACACCTACCACAGCACTACAGCGACGGATTTTTGCTAGCAGTTGAAGATATATATCTCGGCGCTCAAGCCGGGCCAGATTGGGTAGCAACAACTGATTTGACTTTTAACATAGTCCTGGAGTGTGAGGTCCTACAAATGTCGCAGGCAGCTGCAATGGCACTCAGCCTTTCACAACAATAATCCTGAGGTGTTACCCTGGATAGAAACATGATGCTTACAGTAGATGAGTACATGGCGTTACGCCGACTTATAGACAGTGAGCGTGAATCCGAAGGTGCCAAAGAGGCCATGGAAACAAAACCTACAGCAACTCCACGCAAGCGACGGGCGTCTGCATACTCTCGCAAATACAAAGCAGCGTTCCGTCGCATTGCCTCCACTTACAAAAACAAGAACGGAACCTGGCGTAAAGGTGGATTTAGAAAGGCAGTAAAAGCAGCACATAAGGCGGTGAAAAAGTGAAGTTTACAGGTCGTACATTGTATGTAAGTGGTACTGTTACAACAGCAGACATTGAAAGCGGCGCACAACCGATAAACTCAGGATTAGTGTCAATATGGGAAAACGAACGCAATAACTATGGTTACCTGGTAAAATTTGTATCAAGTTTTCCTGCAGTATCTGCTAGCGACGATCAGAACGCACCATTTATCTTGACATCGTATTCTAAAAGAGATTTACACGCATTAAGAAATGGTGGCGCACCAGGTGGTAATCAAGTACTGCAGATTTTAGGTGTTCAAGATGGAATCTCACCTGCAGGTAATGACAGAGTGTTAGCAACCTTTAGTCCTCAATCAACAGTACAATCTAACAAAGGAATTGTTAAGCGTGATGCGTTAGTTTGTCAAAGTTTGTCAATAGGAATTGATGACCCTAGACAAGCAGTGTCATATTACATAGAGCTAGATGAATACTTACTAGATGACGATGAGTATGCCCTGGCTATGCTTGGTGAAAGCGACCAAAATGTTGGTAACTTTGAGGTACGGTTGTCATGACCGACCCAATAGCGCCAATAGATAAGGAACAAAACGAACGAATTGTATGGTGTGAGCGTTTGCTTTACCTTATTGTCCTTCTTCAGTTTCCTCAATTGGCAACATTGATTTAATCATATTCATCTTTACACAAGTGTCATGAGCCATACAGCCACACACACGGCCATGGAATGCTGATATTAATCCAAAATTGCTAACATCACCTATATTGTAGGCCTTTTTTCCTTCAAATTTGTTCTGAATTGCTTTAGTTACCCACTTAGATCGTGATTGTTTCCATGAGAGCTCTTTGTCAAGTCGCATCTTCAAACTGTTAGGTATCGATATTGTAATCGGTACGCCCGGGTCTGTACTTCTAGGTCGACTCATGCCATCTCCTCCGGAAAATTTAGCCTAACTAACGCTCTTCTGTCACATTTTGGACATTTCCAAGCGTAACATTTTGCGTCATCATGGTCGGATTGATATTGACCTTCCGGTTCCATGCCAATAATTTCCGGATGTGAACAATCGCAACACACTTGCATTGAAAATAATGTCACTGCAACCACCCTTTATCGTCCCATTTTGCTAATTTGTCAATACTTTCTAAGGTTAAAAGCAGCATCCGACGAATAAATGCAACTTCTGCATATACTTCCGTATCAAAATCTTCGTGATCTTCTTGTACTTTATACAATTTTACTCTTACTTGGGCTATTTTATCGGCCAATTTTGACCATTCCTTTGCGTCCATGGCACTCCTAGAGTAGTTTCATTCATAATGATTACTATGATTTGACAATTTCAATGTAGATTCGGGGGACTACGCCCTATATCCCGACTACATTCAGTGTAGATGTTCACCTTATGTTAACTAGGTATTATTATAGACTCCGGTACAATCCATTTGTTTATGGCGAAAAAAGAGTCATTTTTTATTAGAGGCACAGTAACACCAGACAACACAGGCAATTTTGCACAGAGTACAATTGATCTCTCAGCTTATGTCTCCGCCTTAGGGAAGAGCATCGTTAGGGTAAAAAGTATCGAAGGCGAATGGGCACAAGGTCCTAACGGCGACATTCCAAACGGTGTCCCTACTATGTCAGCAGATAGGGCAACTTATGCAGTGTGGCAGTTAACTACTCAATCAAACAGTGGATTAGTTTCTCTTGACGATCGTACTACAATCGGCAAAGGTGCTTTGTTTGCCAGGAACCCCGATTCATCAAACAACCCTCCTACCCAAGTTTACAGCGATTCACACCTACCACAGCACTACAGCGACGGATTTTTGCTAGC